TTTGTAAGGGAATCCAGTATAAGAATTATACCAAGTCATTATGTCTATAAATTGCGTGTAGTCTACTCATCCAATAATCTGATAAAGTTTGGACACACGAACAACCCCCTTCTTCAATGTGCAAAAGTTTAGATGGCATTAAATACATACCAAAATGTGTTGCAAGTTCATACTTTTCTGATTTAAATACCATTACATCATAATTTTTTGCATCTGTCAATTTGACTTTTATAGAGCACTTAGATGCCCACTCATCTACTTTCTTAGTGTGAAAATATTTCATCCATGCTCTTGAATAAGGGTAAGGAGGTAGATCAAAATCTATTTTTAATTCATTTTTATAAAACGACCTTATCAATTCTATACAATCGATTTTGCCGTATTCATGTTTTAAACTAAGATATTTTTGTACCATGTCTCATACTCAGGAAATGTGTCTAAAAATGATTCATCTCTTAAAGAATCTAATCGAATTTGCTCTCTTTTAAAACTTTTCAAAAGATATGTATCATCTCTTGAAGTCATATAAGTTAACCATTGTTTCATTTGAGTTATATCTGTTCGATTAAGTATCGGTGTATATTTTTTAATAAATTTTTTGTACATCTCAATGATCATTTTTTTACTTTCATTAGGTAAACAAGTGATAGAGCACTCTATTGGATTAGTTAAAAGTGTTCCATTATATGCCATTCTATGCTTTTTAAACCATATTATTAAATCTGGCATTGAAGTGATAGAAAAAATACTAATAACAGATGAAAAAGTTTTTATGTACATTCTATAATGATTTACGTTTTTTTCAAAAGAATTCCAGTTTAATCCTTTCCTTGTATACTCTGCCTTATCTTTATATCCTTCAATACTTGGCCATATTGATATATTATTAAAGTGTCTCCACATTTCTAATAAATTATGATTTTTATATTTAGTATAACTTAAATTTGTATTATATTGTAGGTTAATATTTTTTGAATATCCGCTATCAATTATAAAATTTAATAATTTATAATGTCCATCTTGAACAAAAGGCTCACCGCCTGCAAAATATATATCACTTACGTGTGGAATTATGTTAGGCATATCGTTCCACAAGGCAATATTATTAGTATACGGGTCTACAGTTTTTGAAAAAGATAATTTTGAATCCTTATACCAACTGGTTGAAGACTCAGGACCACACATTCTGCACTTAAAATTACATAAATTACCAAACCTGATATCTAAATACGTGGGTTTAGAGGGTAATGAACCATCTTCTTGTGTTTTATCCTGTAAATGTTTTTGGCTTTTAAATCTTTCATTTACATTAAGTCTATTACTTTTAACCCCGATAGCCTCACGATCATAACATACTTTTTTACATACAGCAGGTATGTCCCCAGAAAGAAACTGTTTTCTTACTTTTTTTATGGGTTCTCCATTCCACATTTCAGAAATGGAACTTGACGCAGGAGCAAGTATAGGTGCAGAGTCTTGATATTCTGCATGACAGCACAGATGATAGTTACCCAGCAATCCTCCAAAAACGTGGTTCCAAGGTAATATACATCCTTTTATTTTATTGTTTCGGGACAGTTCTTCCTGTTGCAGGGAATCCTCCAAAGTGTATTTGATTATTTCTTATAGTACAGGCTTGTAAAGATTTTCCACACACATCACCAGCAGCAGTAGATGCAGTTTCATTATTAGCAGCTATTGGATTAGCATTAGAAGTTAAGGATGTTCCTGGTATAGCTAAACCTCCTGGTCCTGGGTATTGACACTCAGGTCCTTTATAAGACCATTGACAAGTATTTTTATAGTATTTTCTATTAGGAACTTGATTACGAAAGTATTGAAGCCAAGATATTAAACTAAATGTTGCTACCTCATCACTTAACGACTCTAAACTATCAATTTTAAATTTATCTTCAATATAAGATTCAGAATCAGCTTGGGGATTAATTATAAAAACAGCATCACCAACAGCAGTGTTTGAGTCCAAAGCGTTAGATAAGTATAAAAATCGATTTTCTTCAATAGCCTGAATTGTACCTTCAGTTGTGCCATTTTCTGCACGAACATTGTCCCCAACTCTGTAAGGAAGAGCATTATAAACTTCAATCACATTTGACGTAATAAATCGTGTTGTACTATACTCAGGCCATACATCTAAAAAGTTAGCAAAAGTTGTTTTTATAGATACAACACCTCCTAATAGATCGCGAGTATCAGACTTCTCTTCTCTCCACTCTCCATTGACAGCAATTGTTTGCTCACGTGTAAAAGAAGCATTTGCTTTTCCGTATATACCATTTGTTATGTCTGCACTGTATGCTAAACCGTTTGCTCTTGCTCTGGTTAATGTGTCATGTCCTACAGTTCCTAAACCAAAACTTGTATTGGTGGCATTTATTGTTCTTGGATCTATTCCATGAACTAATTCACCATTTACAAATGCTTGACAAGCATTAGATATGTTGTTACCTACTAAAAATGGATCTTCAACTAAGGCAGAAATAATATTATCAACATTAAAAACAGTTAACGACAGTTCATTGATTTTACCATCACTTGATTGTTCTATAGATGATATTTGAGAAGGGAAAGGAATAAAAGATGATCCTCCGTAGGTTACATTATAGTTTAAATCAGAAATTAAGTCTCCTCGCACATCAGCAAATCTTAAAGGAAAGTCCGTTGGCCAAGATCTTCCTTCTCCTTTACCTGTCGGATTTCCTGCTGCATTTTCAGGATACCATTCTCCTGGATAATATATCTCAAATAAGCGCACAACAGGATTTTGAGTAAACGCATTTTTCTCAGCAATAAAACCACTGGGCGCAATAGACTGTACAGTAGCTATTGCAGTTGTAGTATTTCCTGAAAATGTATTAGCTTGGAAAGGTAATGAAGTGGTGTTTAATAAACCATTAGCTGTTCCCGAAATAGATATGGTATTAGAGTGAACTACTTCTGAACTTGAAAATTCTAAAATAGAATTAGATAGTTTAACTTTCAATGTTTTTGCAGACGCATCAACATTGGCAATGGTTCCTGTAGCTAAAGTTGTATTACCTATTAAAACATTATTTGTTTCAAAACCCGAAGCGTCATCAACGGTGATTATTACGTCATAATTTCTTGCTGTCATTAGTCATACGTTTCTTGTAGTTTAAATGCTACAGTATAAAAATTTTGTGTTAAGTTTGGGCCTGCGGACAAAATTTGGCTAACTGAAAGTGGTCCATCAAATCTTGTAGTAATTGTACCAGATTCATTGAGATGTGCCAAGTCAAATGTGAAAGCTTCAAACTCTCCGCTACGTGCATTATAAAAGTTTTCTATCGCTGATTTTTCAATACCCGATATGTTAGTATATTGTAGGCTATAATTACGTTTTGATCGTCTTGATCTTAATCGTCTTTTTTCATAACCAGCTTGTGAATTAAAAGTTATTGTATCAAAACTTCTTTCAGAAGTAAATCCTTTATCAGGTTTTCTGTCCGCCATTGAATTAAATCTATCAATAGTTTCTGTAGTTGAGTCAAATACTCTAATGCTTAATGTGTCGGCAGAACTAACTGAACCTAATGGAGCGCCAGAAATTACTGTTGGTGTGTGGTTTACTATTGGAGAAATACCATCACTTCTATATCGAGCCGCATGAGAAAGACGAGTAAATTCTATAAGACCTGTAAAACGTTCTCCTTCAGAGGCTGTATTGGAGTTTGATCCAATAATTACATTTCCATCAAAATTAGTTGTAATAGACATTGATGTGTGAGCAACTTTGACATTATTTACGTATAGTCTTAAATTTTGCTCATTTTTTTGATAAGATACTGCTACATGAAGATTTGAACCACCATTAGCATTACCTCCATACAATTCTGTTATAGTTCCACCGTGATTTACAACAAAACCAACATTTGAGTTAGCGCCTACAAGTCTTAAAGTATAATTATCATTATCAGTTCCTGCGTGTTTTGCAAATAGGGTTTGATTAGCAGTCATCGTAGTTCCTGTATCAGGTTTTATGAAGGTATCTAACGTAAAATCTTTATTAAGTATATTAAAATCACCATTATCAGGAAGATCAGCAAAATTTCCTGCTGTTCCGTCTAAATCAAGTCTTGCAGTTCCGTCAAAACTTGCGCTACCGTCTCTAAACACTAAAGAATGAGATGAAGGACTACTATCTGTTAAATTACCGCTAAAATTAGTCAATAGCTTAACAGCTGCATTATCTCCAATATCGATTCCTTGTTCATCTAAGAGAACTGACGGATATGTATAAGAAGTTGGGGTCTGAAAAACTCCTGAAAGAAATACCATAAAGTCTGTAGTTGATGAAACACTAACTCCTTCAGGTAATGCAAAAGATTCAGTGTTAGCATTAATTACATATGAATTTGAGTCGACAACTGTTGCTGATGTATTTGAATAGTCTGTAGCTTTCACTGCGGGTAAGGTTCTTGTTAATCTAAATCTTGCAGGTAAACTAATAGTTTTAAGCGTTAGGTTAGAAGCATTCGGAGCAACTAAGAATGAAGCAGTTTGTCCCCCATTTGATAAATCATACGCAGTAGTTTGTTGCAATGCTCCATCAATAAAGGCAGTGATCTCACCTTTATGTTCAACTGTAGACGGTAAATTAAAATCAGTACGTGATGCTCCAGTATTATCAAACTGTGACTCTGCTACCACACTAAAAGCAGTAACGGGTGCAGTAGCATCATCAGGATAAGTTGCCATTAACCAGCTCCTCTCATGGACTTACGTATCGGTCCATTGTTTCTTAAATCTCTTGTAACAATATCAATCACAAATTTCTCACCATCAAACTTAGGTGCTGACTGTTGTGTAGCTTCTTGAGGCGTGCCTTGGTTTACAATATTAACTGATACATTACCGCCCATCTGACCTGTTGCGTTCATTGAGTTTAAGTTTGCATCACCGATAGAACGAGCAGCAGAACGTTTCATCACAAATTCACCTGGCTCTAAAAGGGCTGGAACTCTATCACGATTCATACCACCAGCAGCCATCTTACGAACTTTTCCACCTCCTGCTAAAAATGCCTCTGGGCCTATTGCGTCAGTGCCAAACATAGTTCCAGAACCTGAACCAAATTTTGCAAGGTCTAAGACGCTTCCTCCGCCTGATCCAGAAAAAATATCACCAATCGAGGAACCAATGTTTGAAAAAACATCCATGATAGATGTACCAAGTTTGCTAAATGTATCCATTGCGCTTGTACCGAACTCACTTAACTTATCACCAATATTTTTAAATATTGTGTTGCCTTTTTCTGCTATCTCAGCACCAATACTTTGACCTTCTGAATTTACTACAAAAGTTTTTAAGGCATCGCCAACAAGTCCTGCATTATCTGCACCTTTTTGGTCAATTCCGAATAATCCTCCAATGAATCCTGATACTTCATTTTGTAGTGGTTTGATTAAAGTTTCCTCTAACACAACTTTTCTTACATTATCAAGAGTTGATACAAATATATCGCGTAATCCTTCACCCAAAGATGCACCGTCTCGTAAATTATCAAACGCTTTATGAACAGCATCAGACAATCCTTGATTTACAACACCAGCTATTCGATTAGCTGTTTGTTTAATTTTATCTTGCTCTCTTAAAAAGGCTTTGATCCTTTCGTCTGAGTTTTGCTTAGCTAAAGCTCGCTCATCTTTGAGAGCCGATTTTTCTGCATCATATTTTGCCTTAATTTTTTCTATAGTGGCATCAACGTTTTTGATTTCTTCTTGTTTAATTTTAATCTTATTTTCAATTTCATCATTTTTAGTCTGATTTTGAAAGTTAGCTAAAGAATTTTCAAGTCCTTGACGTTTTTTAGTTAACTCTGCAAGTTGATCAATTCTATTAAATTGTTCTGCTAACACGTCATTTGTGCTTTTAAACTTTTCACCAGCAGCATCAAGTTTTGTACTGAGTACTGAATCTTGTACTTTTTTAATACCCTTCTGTAAGTTTTCAAGACCTGTAAAATCTACTGCAGTTGCTTTTATGGTAGCATCAGTGATACCTTTTATAGTGCCCTTATCAACACCTTGTTCTGTTAAAAATTCTGTTATAGCTTTTACAAAAGGAGAATCCCCACTAACAGCTTTTTGAAACTCTTGTACAATCTGTTGTTGTGTTCTTAATGCTTCTAATTGTCGCTCAAAATTTTTATTATCTAATTCAAATTTCTTTTTATCTGCTTCTACTTGTAACTTTGCTAAGTTAAATTGTTGTAAGGAAATTTTTTCTTGTATGTCAATATTAGCTTTTTGATCTTTAAATGCTTGATTTTCAATAGCTTGCTGCTTATCTCTGACGGCTTGCTCTTTCTTTTGAAATTCTATTTGCTTATTTAATTGTGATACTAAACCCGCCTCTTGTTTTTCAAGAACATCTATTTGATCATTTAATACAGACTTTTCTCTTTCAAAGTTTCGTTTTGCTAACTCTTCACGTTCAAAGATAAGTTGTAACTCGTTACCTAAAGTTAAGTCACTTAACTTTTTCCTTTCAGCCAGTAAGGTTTCTTCCATAACTAAGTTAGGAAAAGCTGATAAATCAGTAATCCTAGATTGTTGGGATGCGATGTTTCTACGTCTTCCAGCTTCGTCTGATCTAAGTGCTGCATCTGACCTTATGTTAGCAGTATCCTGCTCAATTCTTGCTCTTTCACGAGTTATTTGAAGTAGCTGTATTTCAAACTGCACCTGCTCTTCACGAGCTTTACTTCCAGCCTTTAAAAACTTAGCTTGAAATTCAAAGTTTTTTAAAAGCGCTTCAGAAGTTTCTTTTTGGGTTTGTTGTTGTTCTTTAGTAAGTTGAAGTCTATTTTGCAATTTTTGAATATCTAATTGTTTTCTTTGAATTGCGAGACTGGACTTCAAGTTTTCCAAAATCTTTTCCCTGCCTCTAGTTTCTTTTTCTATGTTTTGTGTAAGTTCAATCGCTATCCCTGCCACTGCTTTTAATGCTTTGGTACGATTTTTAAGAAGTTCAACTTGTTTTGAATTAAGTTTACCAGTTTCTTTTTCTTCCTTTAAAGCATCTTTTATTGCTTGTACATTGTCTCCAGAAAATCCAATAGCAGACTTTAAAAATGCCACTTGATTTTTTGCTACCTCATTTGAATCTTTTGCTATGCCATTTAACCCCACTAAGCCTTTTGCAACAGCAGTGTCTAATGTATTTCCAAACTTACCGTATGTTTTATCAAGAGCTTTTCCAATTCCTTCAAGCGTTTTTAAATCTCTAACTCTTTGTTTTATTATTTCAGCCTGCTCTTCTAAAACCTTGATCTCATCTGGATCGCCGAATCTGTTTCCCTGTAGTTTTTTAATTTGTGTGTTTAGTCCGCCTAATTTTTTAGATAGAGTTTCAGCGTTAGCAGCACCAGCTTCAAATGCGTCATTAGCTGCATCTACTGTATTTTGTGCTAAAACGTTTGACTCTATTAAGTCTTGTGTTTCTTTAGATAAATCCTGAAATTTTAATTTAGTTCCATCAACTTCAATACCTAATGCTTTAAATTTTATTACACCATCATCATTAACAGTAGCTATTTTTTTAAAAATATCAGCAGTTTTTGACGATGATAAGTTTAATTGACGAGAAACTGCACCAATTATTTCTTGTGCGCCACCTAATTCTTTTAATCCTTGTATTAGACTTTGTACAATTGCTAACTGTCTCCTGGATTCAGCTGTATTTTCTTTCTTTAACTTATTTTCTTGTATGGTTAAAGCTATAATTTGTTGTTGAACAACACCCGATTCCTTAAATTGTGTAATTGATGATCCAACAGTTTTTAAAAGATTATCAGCATTTCTTTTAGCTCGACCGTTTGCATTTGCAAATCTACTTGCTGTTTCTGCTGCTTCATCAAAGATACTTGAAAAATTTTTACCTAAATTTTTTAAATCCTCGTCAGTAGCTCCTAAACGTTTCAAAGTTTTTTCTAACTCTACAGGTCCTCCAGCTGCAGAAGTTGCGATTCCCTGTAGTCCAGTTTTTAAGTTTTCTGCGGCTTGGCTTAGATCAAAAAATAAACCTTTAAGTTTACCAAGTAAATCCACGTCAAAAAAAGTTCCAATTAGTTGAGCACCTGCAACGATTAAAAATAAACCGTTTAAAATTTTCCCTGCAAATCCAACAGCTATGGCTAAAACTGAGGTAGCAGCAGCAGCTACTCTTGTAACAGCCGTAAAAGCTTTTGTTCGCTT